AGCCATTCATCTTGGACCCCAGTGGCAGCAAGTCTCAGACGACCAGCCATTCCTACTGTATATGAGTAAAATTTTGTTAAATAAAACGAGACAGTACAATAGAATGAATCTTCAATTGAGGAAATTCAAACCCGAGACGATCACAGATGACAGGGTGTGTGTTTTCATAGGTAAGCGTAACACTGGTAAATCAACACTGGTGAAAGATATCATGTATCATAAGAAACACCTCCCAGCGGGTATTGTACTCTCAGGAACAGAAGAGGGTAATCATTTTTACTCTGAGTTTATCCCAGATTTATTCATTTATGGCGATTATGACAGAGATGCTATAGAGAGGGTTATGGCTCGACAGAGAAAGTTAGTGGGTGGGGGTAAGAAAAACTGTGGAGCCTTCATGCTTCTGGATGACTGTATGTATGACTCAAAGTTTCTAAAGGACACATGTATTAGGCAGTGTTTTATGAATGGTCGTCATTGGAAGATCTTCTTTATGTTGACAATGCAATATGTTATGGACTTACCACCAGCACTACGAGCCAATGTGGATTACGTGTTTATCCTCAGGGAGAACATCATTCAGAATAGAGAGAAACTTTACAAATCCTTTTTTGGTATATTCCCCTCATTTGATATGTTCTGCAAGGTGATGGATGCTTGTACAGAGAATTATGAATGTCTCGTGTTAGATAATACGGTAAAATCTAACAGGATTCAGGATTGTGTATTTTGGTACAAAGCAACAGTTAGGAAGGGTTTCAGGGTTGGTGGTCCGGATTTATGGAGATTACACCAGAAGATGTACAATCCCAAACATCAGCAGCAGAAGGAGGATGATGCTAAGAAGGCGACTAAGAAAACAAGCCTCAAGATCACAAAGACTAAGTAGGTGCGTCTCGATAATTGTTCAAAAAACTATGGGTATATTAAATGGCTTCAGATCGAATGACTACCATGAATTTGGCAGACGACGGGGAAGGAATGGTACCTTTAACGGATAAACCTTCTACAGCCTTTGTCCCTAATCAAGCGTACAATCAACCTGAAAAAAATGTGAGTCAAAGTAAAGAGACGATGGATTCTACACCAATTAATGATATTATGATGGACCCACCCCAGATGACCGAGGAGCCCCGCATGCAGGGTATGATGCCCCAGATGACCGCTCCCCAACCTCAGGGAATGCACGCGGCTAACGGCCAGGCTGAGAAGCCCGAAAGTAAGAACCCCCTAAACCTCACTGACGAGCAGATGGCTGCTGCCCTAGTTGCTGCCTGCACCGCTCTTGCCGTGAGCAAGCCTATTCAGGACAAGTTGGCGACTTCTATCCCCAAGTTCCTTAACGAACAAGGGGGTAGGAGTATGGTTGGCCTTGCCACGACAGGTGTCGTAGCTGGTATAGCTTTTTACATTGTAAAGGACTATGTCATTAAGCCCTAAACAGGTCGTTCCCAACCCATATTACTATAAATCGAGTTATCAATACCCGAATAATACGTCGCGAGTACACCAATAGTGAATGTCCCCGCTAATAAGGCGCTCAATTTAAGCTTCTTATTAGTGTCAGATGTGTGATCGGTAATAGCATCCTTAGTCTCACCAGAAATTTGGTTGATAAAGAAAGTAACAATTAACGCAATGAATGTAGCCGACAAGAAGAATACCCTGTCTACAGCGAGTCTGGGAATATTACCAATTGCAAAACGAATTATGTTTGGTATCATTACAGTCATCCATACGAGATTCACGTAGTAGTTTTTAGACACGAGGGGTACAAGGGTTGTAGCATACAAAGCCAACCAATACGCGATGGCAGTGAGTAAAATGTTCACTGGTGTCTTCATTTAAACTAGAGTGAGATTATTTATCCTGAATATGCTGACCACAAAATTCTGTTCTCTGTGGTATCTGCTGGTAAATGCCTAAATGTACGCATATATTTCTAAGTTCAACGTAATTTTTCCAGAACTCTGGTGAATGAGAATATTCATCTACTGTTGAGTGAGCCAATTCATGTATAAGAACATGAAAAATCTCATTTGCTTCTCCATCTAAGCATAAAACTATTACACCTCCCTTGTTTGTATTAGACCCAACAGAACCTTTCATTTTCTTCAAACCGACTATAGGTGAACCATGAACAAGCATTTTAAACTTTTCATTTCCGGTGTCCCGAATGTGTTCTCTAAGAATACGATATTTCTCCTTTACTTCGATGAGCTCCTGGGGTTCTCTAGTCGTGTAAAGAATAACTAAATTGATTAACAATAATATAATCAAAGCTATCATCTCTTATATACAAAGATAAATTTACTATATAACTCTGAGATGGGATTCCCTGTTAGTCCTTCCCAAAGTTGTAAGCTAAACCCCAACTCTTCTAGATGTGTGACCAAAAGGTCTTTAAAAGCCACTGGCTCTGATTTTGGACCATCCGCATAATAAGGTGTGTCGACTAAGTTTACAAATAATTTTTCACCAAATCCACCATTTCCATGGTCTTTTAGTTTGAAAAAATTACCAGTTTCATCAATGAGTGGTGTTTTAAAAATAATTTTTTCTGAATCTGGAATGATACCTATAAGAAGTCCACCAGGTTTTACCCTCTTTTTTATTTCACGAATAGAACTGAAAAATAAACCTTTACTGGCAAAAATATAATGCAGTGAAAAGTTAAAACACACGATATTAAACGCTCTGTTTGGACAGTTATGAATATCACCCTCATAAAAGTTTACACGCATATGCATATTTTTTGCACGTGAACGAGCCTCTTCTAGGGCTGATGGCTCTGGATCACACATGTTAATGTTCACCCCACACTTGTGCCATTTTTGAAGATCTCCACCGAAACCACACCCTACATCAAGAATGTGTTCACCTTCGTTTGAAACAGACTGGATAAGATTTCTCTTGGCATCATTGTGATTTTTACGAATTACTTCCATTTCATCTTATGGAATAATAAGGTTTATTTCTTTAGGTTCGATCATTTCATTTAGGTGCCAGTTGAACATATAATAATATACGTAATTACCCTTCATAAATTTTAACTTTTCCAAACTTTCTGCAGTCATACCCACTTCGGGGCTATTGAAGATGTGGTACCCTAAATTCTTAGCTATGATGAATGCATCGTCGTATACATCTCCCACTACGTAATACCTATACACCTGTTCAACAGTACCCAAACCATCGATACGTTCATATGGAGCTGCATAGAATGATATAAAATCGTCATTTTCGTCATTCACGAATGAGTAAATTGGCAACACCCGTCGTTTTACGTATTCTTCGTTTATAACTGGGGCAATTCTAAACTTCTTGTTGTAATCCTGTAAAATTTTAGTCACTCGGGGAATATCGTCAGACGTCATTCTTCGCCAAACATTCTTACATGAACCACGGATCTGGTAGAAGTTTTTACGGGTACGGTCCACTTGACAGAATTTATTCTTGATGAGAGCTTCCGTGTTTAAATGGCGATGCCACATATAGGACTTCGTAATTGGAGTTGGTAGTTTCGTGTGGATAGTGTATATAGCCTGCCATACATCCTTTTTGTTTGCGCGTCGTTTGATTTCAGATATAAGAATTGGTGCGAGTCTAAAATTTCTATATTCACCATGGACACATAAGAAACTGATGTGAACCATTTTCAGTACATTCGCATCAACATTAGTGTCAATATTTGAACTTGTTATGTACCCAATGATTTGGTTTGTATCCTTTTTACGAATAACAGCACTCTCATCCATTGACCATTTTAAAGCCTCAGTGGTATGACACAGTCTGAATACTCCATCCGATACATAATGGGAATTTAAAAACTCACACGCTTCTTTCAGACTACATGAGGACCATACGAAACCATCTGGAAGTTTTATAGTCTTTTTTGAAACATCTCGTGTTTTCTCAATTTCACCGGGTGTAGTCCCTTCACGAGGCACAGGTTGTTTATCCCAGTATTCATGCATTTACATAGATAGTAGCTTAAAGTTTTAAGCCAACACATAAATATAATGTCTCTTGAACAAGATTATACCACTGTACCCGGTCAGATCTTTGCTTGTCTATCCATTGTCGGTCCTGAGTGCCCCCAGAAGAATGAGAAGTTTGGTATTAAGATCCGTGGTGCATTTGCCACACGTGATGAAGCCGCTAAGCACGCTGCACGTCTACAGAAGGAAGATGCCACTTTCGATATTTACGTGGTTGACATGTATAAGTGGCTTTTGATCCCCCCCGATTCCGAGAAGATTGAAGATGTTCACTATACCAACGATAAACTCGAAGAGATTATGAAGGGATACAGGGAGAACCAGTCCGAGGCTGCTCGCATGTTTAACGAACGTAAAACAGCGATGATGGCTGAGAAGAGTCATTTCGTATCAGGTGATGACAATTCCAAGTTTTACAACAAGCCCGATGAGGCTCCTATCTCTCACCCAGCCGAGGTCCTCGAACGGCTCAAGAAGGAAAAGCCTGACACTCCCATGGAGGAGCTTGTAAAGGAGGCTGATGAGATTGTTGCCGAGGAGATGAAGCAGCGACAGAAGCAGCGCGAGGAGGAAGCGTCGAGGGATGCTAAGTTGGAGGAGGTAAAGGAGGAGGGAGAACCCGAAGTTTCTTCTGCGTAAATAATATTCATATACATTAAATAAAAATGCTTCGTATAATTCTAACAATATTGTTAGTCGGGGCTTTCTTTATTTTGTTTTTTAAACCAAATTACAATTTAAAAAACAAAACAGATTTAGGTTCAGTAGCAACTGATACAGGTACTGAGGAGGCTTCAACAACGGATGGTTTCATTGAAGATACACATAGGGGTCCCATTCTTTTTGGGAGAGATGGAATCCCCCCAAGATATGGTGATATAGGTACGTTTGTTGCTTATTCAACTGTTCCGGAGACTCACTGGTTAAGTGGATTTCCGCAAAAGGGTGTGAATAACGACATGTACGAGGACACAGATACAAAACTTTCGACTCGTATAAGGGATTTGAGTAAGTGATTATGTGTACCTAAGTATGACTGGTTGCATAGTCTTTCCCATAAAAAAACCTAAAAGAAACACTGCAAATGCAATAATCCATGTGGATTTATCAATATCAGTAAAAGGGTCGAATTTTCCAGATTGAGGAGGGGATTGCGGGTAATTCATTTCACTTGGATGAAAATAATATGGTTGATCTTGAATTATTTCATCCTTATTATTATCTTCATTCTTCTCCTGAATTAAAGGGTCAAGGTTTGGGCTATACTCAATAGGATTACCAATATCAGTTTCCATTTCTAATATAGAATCTGTTTTTTTTAAGCTGATTCTTCCTCACTTTCACTCACTTCGTCGTCATCTACTACGAAATCCTTGAGATTACCATTATCATCAGCGTCTTCGTCATAATCGTCATCACTACCTTCTTCTGAGTTATATTCATCTTCAGTATCAATTACTGAATCATCTTCAAAATCTTCATGATCATCTGTAGCATAATCGTCGTCTAGTACAGTTTCTACTGGTATATAAAGAACGGGCTTCTTTATAACCCTACCAAATCGAGAACGAGTACTAACTACCATTTATATACTTTAAACGCTGTTCTGTTTAAGTATCTTTAGGGTGAAGTTTACTAGTTATTTTAGGGAGTAAGATGTGAGTTCTTCCACTGTTCTTCTTACATATTGGACATTTTTGTTTTATTTTGTTTTTAGTAATGACATACGACATAGTTTTATTCTCATGTACACCAGAAATAGTCTCACAGTAGTTAGATGTGGTTAACACTAAAAAATTATTTTTATCCCTAGTTACATTAACCACACGTGTATCATCGTCGCACTTCATATTCTTATTAATGAAGTTTTCAAGATCTGGTTTTACGTCCATCTGTTTAATTTCTGGTTTTTCTACAACTTTTTTGATTTCTGGACACTTACTGATAACCTCCTTTTTGGGGTAAAGTTTATCAATAATGTCACTCGTCAATTGATGTCGCCGACCACAAAAGTATTCACAAAAGCCGTCACGACGTCCCAAAATAGTTTCATGTCGACTGAAACATTTCTGGAGAATGAACTTTCCACTAAGTATAAACCATACATGATTCGAACTATGATTTCTTTTTACATTTTCACAGTATCTAGAAGTTGTCGCCGCGAAATACGTTTCTTTGTTTTTGAATAGTTTAGTGATGTATGCATTTCCCTGACCCTCCATATTTTTTCGAATAAACGTTTCGATTCGGTTTTTCAATTCCTCATCATAAATTTCATTATTAGTTTGATCTTCTAGAAAAGAATCTTCCTTGACTCGTATAGACACTGAAGGTGATTCCACTGAAACTGTGCTAGGTGCATCGGTTCGAACAGCTGACATTTTAAGAATTTCAACTGACGGTTCTTGACTTATTCTCACAAGAGAGCCAACCTTATAAATAAAAACTGGAAGATAAGCCAACTGATCAACCCTACCATGTTCACAATCCTTACAACCCTTACCCCCACATGCTTCATGTTTTGCTCGTTTGTATGACCATGGCATCCTAAACCCACTTCCTTTAGTCTTCCTACGTGTGTCACCATACACAGATGAATCAATAATATCATTCCAATCCATATCACCTTTAAATTTAGAAAGAGACACTAGAATATGTTCACGGAGTGCTACAGCTGAACTCTGATCAACCACGAAATTAGGCCAATTGAGATGTACACCCGTTTTCATTAGATCTCCAGACACCTTTGGTGGTGATACAGAAACGAGACATTCTTTACCACCATGAAATTTAACAGTTTCACAAATATTTTTAGATATATCACGGATATCGTCAATACCTAGGGGATCGACATCTTTATAGTCGATGTCAACGAAAAAGTTATAGGTCTCACTCTTTTGCTCGACGACGTAAATTCTCTCACCAGATTTTACAGACTCTATATACTTATCGTAAAATTCATTCAATCTATCAAATGGCACTGAGAGTTTACCCCCGTCCATGAGCACATGTGATAGATTGGTAGCATTATTGAATTTTTGGGAAGTGTACCAATTCTTAAACATACCTTATTATTGTTCTTCATCTCTAAACCATTTCATACATGATACGTCCTGATATTCTTGATTTTGAGAAATTTGCTTTTTAAAAGTAAGTAATTCGTAAACCGTTTTACTTTCATTATCTTTGTACCACTGTTCAATCTCCTCTTCACATAGTCCTCGGTTCTTCTCGAGTAGTTCACCAATCTGTCTTAAAATAAAAGCCTTGGACTTCATTATTTAATAGAGAAGGTTTTTCTATTGTGAGAACTTATACACGCATAAAATTGGGGATTCTTAATGACATTATCTATGATCAACTTCCATCGTTTACGTCCGTTGAATTCTTCTAGTGTATCATAGCTCATGAAGTCATTTTCATCATGGGTTTTACGAATGGGTTGATTGTTCATCTTTTTGATCTGTGTTTTGTGTTTTTCTTCGTAAAACTTTCGAATTTGTGTTTGTTGTTCTGATCGATTGTAATTGACAAAGAATATGAATACGTTATATTCTAGGTCTACTGTTGGGCTTTCTTTAT